GGTGGGGAGGACAACAAGACCAGCGCAAGCCGGTGGCGTGAGGACGAGGTGACTGCCTGGCTCGACCAGCGGCCCCGTGCGCGCGATGTCTGACTCGCTGTTGATCTTCGGGCCACCGGGCTGCGGCAAAACGCACACGCTCATCGAGATGGTCCGAGAGGCACTGGCCAGCGGCATCCAGCCCTGGCGCATCTGCTTCGTGTCCTTCACCCGCAAGGCCGTCCAAGAGGCGGTTGAGCGCGCATGTACCGAGTTCAACCTGACCGAGAAGGACCTTCCATACTTCCGGACACTGCACTCAATGGCGTTCCGGCAGTTGGGGCTGACCAGAAACGACATGATGTCGGCGGCAGACTACAAGATCATCGGCGATAGGCTTGGGGTCTCCTTCACCGGCGCGGACATGGTCTCTCCAGACGACGGCATCCTCATGCCTGCGACTGGTGGCAGCGGCGTATACTATCTCCAGATCCTCGACCGAGCGCGCTACCGCATGGTCACTCTGGAGGAAGAGTTCAACAAGGCGAACAACTACAGCCTGTCCTTCTCCAAGCTACGCCAGATCCAAGCTTCACTGACCGCCTACAAATCCACCTTCAGCAAGGTGGATTTCGTAGACCTCATCGACCAGTTTGTATCGTACGTTGATCCTCCGTACTTTGACCTGTTCATCGTGGACGAGGCGCAGGATCTGACGCCACTGCAGTGGGAGATGGTTCACCGGATCCGGGCCAACAGCAAGCGCACGGTATATGCGGGGGATGACGATCAGGCCATCCATGCTTGGACTGGCGTCGAGGTTGATCGGTTCCTCAGTGCTTCAACCGAAAGGCGTGTGCTGACGCAGTCGTATCGTCTGCCGAAAGCGGTCTTCAACCTCGCGTCTATCGTCGTTCGTCGGATCCAGAAGCGAGAGCCCAAGGACTACCATCCGACCAGTGAGCCGGGGGAGTTGGACTACCACCTTGGTCTTGACACGGTGCCGCTGCACAAGGGTTCTTGGACGTTGATGGCCCGCACCAACGGGTTCTTGGGGCTGTATCGGGATTGGCTCGAGGAGGCTGGCTACCTGTACAGCCTCAAGGGCAGGCCGTCGCTGCGACCCAAGATGGCTGAGGCGATCTGGACATGGCGCAGCCTTCAGAGAAACGAATCGATTCCGCTCTCTTTGATCAAGAATCTTTATGATCATGTGTCGAAGCAGGGAAAGGACGCTGCCGTAAGGCGCGGGGCATCAGTGCTGCTAGAGAGCGGTGACCCAGCGGGTGACTATCGGTACGAGGATCTGGTGCGTGAGTTCGGCCTTCTGGCGTCCAAGGACCAAGATGCACTGTCCGTGATCAAGATGTCCGAGGACGAGCGCATGTACATACAGGCGCTGGAGCGTCGTGGAGAGAACATCCAGTCTGCCCCGCGCATCAAGCTTTCGACGTTCCATGCGATGAAAGGGGGTGAAGACGACAACTGCGTGGTGTATCTTGGCACCACCATCGCCTGCGCCAGCAACGATCAGGACGACGAGCATCGTGCATTCTACGTCGGCATAACGCGCACGCGAAAGGCCCTTCACATCTTGGACACTGACAGAACCTACAGGTACCATCTATGAAACGTGCTGAAGTCCTCGACACCGCTAAAGGCTATGTGACCCGCGACCGCGCCGCTGATCACGGCAACATGGAAGACAACTTCCGCACGATTGCGGACTATTGGGCGGTTCATCTTGGCGTCGAGGTCACGCCTGCAGACGTCGCGGTAATGATGACGCTGCTCAAGCTGGCGCGCATCCGCAGCAACCCCAAGCACGACGACAATTGGGTGGACGGCTGCGGTTATCTGGCATGTGGCGGGGAGTTGATGGATGCGGCAAGCTGATCTGTTCATCGACACGGATGCTGAACTCGACTGGAACATGCCGACTGAGTACCCGGACCTGACTGGGTACAAGCAGATCGCCATCGACCTTGAAACCTACGACCCCAACCTGACCACTCTGGGCCCGGGCTGGGCCCGGAACGACGGCTACATCGTCGGGGTCGCCATTGCCGCCGGGGACATGTCTGCCTACTTCCCGATGCGGCACCAGAACGGTCACAACCTTGACCCGAAGATGACCATGCGCTGGCTGCAGAGGCAGCTGGCCACGCCGCAGATCGACAAGATCATGCACAACGCCACCTACGACGCCGGGTGGCTGCAGGCTGAGGGCGTGACGATCCAAGGCCGGATCATCGACACGATGATCACGGGGGCCATCGTTGATGAGAACAGGCTTTCCTATAGCCTGAACAACCTCGGCAAAGACTACATCGACATGCGCAAGGACGAGCGTCTGCTGCGCGCTGCCGCCAAGGAGTGGGGCTTCGACCCCAAGAGCGAGATGTGGCGTCTGCCGCCTCGCTACGTTGGCGGCTACGCCGAGCAGGACGCGGTCATGACCCTCAAGCTGTGGGAGCGCCTGCGCACTGAGATCGAACAGCAGGACCTGTGGAACATCTGGAACCTCGAGACCAGCCTCATTCCGCTCATGATCGAAATGCGCAAGCGCGGCGTTCGGGTGGATTTGGATGGCGCGGAGAAGGCCAAGACGCTTCTGAAAGCAAGGACCAAGGACCTACGCGCGCAGATCAAGAACATCAGCGGCGTGGACATTGATCCTTGGGCTAGCGCCTCGGTTGAGCGGATGTTTCAGGCTCTCAACTTGGAGTATCCGAGGACCGACGCTGGAGCGCCGTCATTCACCAAGCAGTATCTCAACGCCCACCCGCATGAGGCCTGCCAGATGCTGGTTCGGCTGCGGGAGTTTGACAAGGCGGATGGTACTTTCATTGACACGATTTTACGGCATCAGTATAAAGGACGCATCCACTGCGAGTTCCACCAGCTGCGTAGTGACGACGGCGGCACGGTGACAGGCAGGTTCGCGTCATCGTCTCCCAACCTCCAGCAAGCCCCTGCCCGTGACCCAGAGATCAAGTCCCTGATCCGTGGACTGTTTCTCCCCGAGGAAGGGTGTCGCTGGGGGTCGTACGACTATTCGTCGCAGGAGCCTCGGCTGCTGGTGCATTGGGCCGCGAGCCTTCCTGACACCGTCAGGCATCCGATGGTCGATCACATCGTCGAGCGGTACCACACGGAGAATGTGGACCTGCACCAGATGGTGGCAGACATCGCGGGGATCAGCCGCAAGCAGGCCAAGGTCGTGAACCTCGGCATCATGTACGGCATGGGCAAGGGCAAGTTGGCCAACCAGCTTGGGATCTCGGTCGAAGAAGCCGAGGCTCTACTGGCCACGCACCACCAGCGTGTTCCCTTCGTGAAAGGCCTTGCCGAGATCGCGACACAGCAGGCGGATAAGTACGGGACGATCCGGACGCTGCTCGGGCGCAAGTGCCGCTTCCACCTCTGGGAGCCTAAGTTCGGCTACAAGAAGCCGCTGCCGCTCGAGGAGGCGCGCAAGGAGTACGGTTTTGCGCTTCGCAGGGCCTTCACCTACAAGGCGCTGAACAAACTGATCCAAGGCTCGGCTGCCGACCAGAACAAGCAGGCTATGGCAGATTGTCACAGGGAGGGCCTAGTTCCGATGCTCACGGTCCACGATGAGCTTTGTTTTTCAGTGGAAAGTGGCGTGCAGTCGGAACGGATCACGGACATCATGGAGAATGGACTTGGGCACGTCCTCAAGGTACCATCCAAGGTAGACGTGGCACTTACGAGCAACTGGGGAGAAGTCGATTGAAGCAGGAGTTCAAATCGCTGGGGATCAAGGACATGCACCCCATGCAGATCGAGGCCCTCATCAACTTCATCGGCCTTGCGCTGGACATGGCGTCCCAGTTTGAAGGCGACGAGGCCCTTGAACTGGTCGAGGAAGAGGCAGACAACCTCATCCGCCTGCTTGGCGGCAACGGCGTCAAGGTTCAACTCAAGGTGGAACTCGATCAGGGAGACTGACGCGCTTGAATAGCCGCGTTTTTCGCCGCATCAATCGGGTTGCTCCCAAGAAGTTCCGCAGGCCGCGCGCGTGGGGCCGTCGCCCCCGCACCCGCCCCACCACTGAAGACCGGACGTAGCCGAGGCGGCGGCGTGAACTGGAACGTCGGAGCCGCCGTGGGCATCTGCACTTGAGGCAGGCCTTGCGTAGTGACTTGCTGCTGCATGCGTTCGACACGCTGGCTTGCAGCCTGCTGCCCCTGAGACACGCCTTGCGCTGAGACCTGCCCAGTGATCTCCCAAGCCATCTCAAGCGCCCGTCCAACCTGATCGTAGTCTACACCGGCCCCAGGGCGTACTCCTGTCGGCCGTGTAATCAGGTTCAGGAACGCTTTTGTGCGCAGCAACTTGGACATGGCCTGAAGGCCAACAATGCTCACAAGGGTTTCAAGCGGTTTGAGGACGAAGGAGAGCGCCCCTAGCGACTGAACAGCCTGCGCTGCGGACAGGCCACCCAAGCCTGTTATCGGTTCGTTTGACGCAATACGCGAGAAACGAGCAAGTGCGTACAGACCGTCAACCACGTCTGCTCCGAGGAGTTCGTTTAGAGTTGCTCGTCCGTATCCGTTGAGCGCCGTTTCAATGGCCTTGGCGTTCTTCCCAGACAGAACGGCAGTGACGAAATCGTCCCCTCCATCCGCGGCTTTTGCTAGGATGTCTCGAACTGCAAGATCGCGGACAAGTTCCATCGTGGGAGACTGGTCCCCTAGAACATCCTTCGCCGCCTTGACCGCGCTCACGTTGTTCGGCTTCAGCACCGCGTTCAGGACACGGTTTGCATCACCGTCAGCCGCAGACTGCTCCAGAACCCGCATCAGGTTGATGCCTTTCAGGTCCTTCACTTGCCTTGTCAGCGAGTTGATGGCCGAGATCTGGTCTGTAATGGGCATACCCGCCAGACGAACCAGATCCCTTTCGTCTATGTTTCGGCCAAGAGTGGCCATGTCCTTGAGCGCACTCTGCACCTCTGTAAACTGCTTCCCGAAGAGCGTCCTGGCGGTGCTTCCCAAGGCATTGATCTTCTCTGAGACCTTCTCCGCAGATATCCGTCCAAGGACATCCGTGTTCTCAGTGAACATCCGAGTGAGGTAC